TGAAATGAGTAGAGTAGAGGGGTTTGATTTACAAAACCCACAAAGAGTTAAGTTTATATACGCACCATATCAAAATCCATTAGGAGGATATGGTATGACTCCAAAGAAAGAATTTGAAAACTATGAAATGGCGCATTTTCGTTTAAATTCGGATTCAAACTTCTTACCTTACGGAAAATCAATGATTGAAGGTGCAAGAAGAGTTTGGAAACAATTAATGTTGATGGAAGATGCTATGTTGATTCATAGAGTAATGAGAGCTCCTGAAAAAAGAATATTTAAAATTGATGTAGGTAATATTCCACCGAATGAAGTGGATAACTACATGCAGAAAATTATTAACTCATCTAAAAAAGTTCCATTTGTTGACGAAAGAACCGGTGAGTATAACTTAAAATATAATGTACAAAATTTAATTGAAGATTATTATATGCCAGTACGTGGTAATGATAATGGTACTTCAATTGATACTTTAAAAGGATTGGAATATAATATGATTGATGATATTAACTACCTAAAAGGTAAGTTGATGGCTGCATTGAAAATTCCAAAAGCATTTTTAGGATATGAAGAAGAAACAAATGGTAAAGCAACTCTTGCATCAATGGATGTTAGATTTGCAAAAACAATTGAAAGAGTTCAAAGAGTTCTAATTTCGGAATTAACTAAAATTGCAATCGTTCACTTATATGCACAAGGTATAGATGATGACAATTTAACTAACTTTACATTGGAGTTAACTATTCCATCTAAAATTTATGAGCAAGAACAAGTTGAATTATATACTTCAAAGGTAGCATTGATTCAACAAATGCAACAAACCAAAATGTTCTCTAAAGAGTGGATGTATGAGACGGTAATGAAAATGGCTAAAGATGAACAAGATGAATTAACACTTTCAGTATTGGATGATACTAAACAGGCATTTAGATTAACATCAATTGAAACACAAGGTGTTGACCCTGCAAAAGAAACTGGAACCGAAGGACAAACCAATATTGAAGAAGAATTAACTAAATTAAAGTCGGAATTAGAAGAAGATGGTAATATAGGTAGACCAAAAGACCCTGTTAGATATGGTAAAGACGACCATCCGGAAGGTAGAGACCCATTGGGTATAAAGACACTTAAAACAAAAGAAGGCTCGGTAAAATATAAACCAAGAAACAATTATCAAGAGATATTTAAAGATATGAATGGTAATAAAAGAACTATTTTAACCGAAGATTTAACAAAAGAGTAATAAACTAATATAAAAACATATTTATATCTGACAAATTAGACAAATTGATGAAAAAAATAAAACATTCGAAGTTCAAAAATACTGGATTTATATTTGAATTATTAGTAAGACAAATTACGTCCGAAATCATGTCTGCTAACAAATCAATTGCAGAAAAGATTTTAAAAGAACATTTTAATTCTAAAAAAGAATTATCTAAAGAATTGAAGTTATATCAATATTTGATTAACGAAAAATATAATTCGGAATCAAAGGCTGAACAATTTATTAATACGATATTAGAAGCTCGTAAAAAAATTGATGAGAAAAAACTTACAAAAGAAAAGTATAACCTTATTAAAGAAATTAAGGAAACTTATAATTTAGATGAGTTTATTAAATCTCCAATATCAAACTACAAAACTCTTGCATCTATTTATAAAATATTTGAAACCGTTACATCCGAAGAATCATTTGACCCAACGGATATAGTTTCATCTAGATTTACTATTGCAGAAAATATTATCAATTCATCGATTCAAAATAAAGAAGCAAAAGTAAAAGATGCAGTTTTAGAAGAATATAGAAAGCAAGATGATGATTTGAGAGCAGTATCATATAAACTATTAGTAGAATCTTTTAATAGTAAATACAAAAATTTAACGGAAGACCAGAAAGGATTGTTGAGAGAATATATTAACAACATCAATAATACAGGTAAATTGAATCAATATGTTAATGAAGAAGTAACCAAATTAATAAATTCATTGAAAGAAGTTGGTTCTAAAATTAGTGATAAAGTTACTAAAATTAAATTAGCAGAAACGATTTCAAATGTTAAAAAAATCAAATCTGTAAAAAAGATTAAAGAACAACATTTATCTGCAATGATGATGACTTATGAGTTATTAAGTGAATTAAAACAATCGATTAAAAAATAAAATTATGAGTACAAATTATAGAGCATATAGTGCAAAATTAGTAACATCTGGTTCTGCTACATTAATAGACAGAGTGTGGGGTGTGTTACCTGTAAGTGGTGTAACTGGTACCCTTACATTGCAGGGTGATACAACCATTTCATTAGCACATTTAACAGCAGGAGAAGTATTTCCTTGTTATATAAAAAATATAACCGTAACTAATGGTGGTTCGGTTTATGTATTAGCTTAAATTTATCAAAATGCCAGCAGTATCAAAAGCACAACAAAGATTTATGGGTATGGTTCACGCCGCACAAAAGGGTGATATGGAAAACCCATCTCCGGAAGTTGAAAAAGCAGCAGACTCAATGTCTGATAAAGATGCTAAAGATTTTGCATCCACTTCCCATAAAGGATTACCTGACAAAAAAGAAGAACAAATCAAACAACTTAAAGAAAAGATTCGTCAACTTGTAAGAGAAAAAATGATGGGTGAAATGAATGTAACTGGAAATGTACAAGGATACAACTCACCAGCTGCATTTGGTAAACCTGAAAACGAAAAGAAAAAAGGAAAAAGACAAGCGGATTTAACAGGATATAGTGTAGTAAGTGAGAATCGTTGGTTGGATTTAAAAAATGAAGAATCAACTGCACAAGCTAAAATAGGTAGAGGTATATCTAATATCAATAAACAATTAAAAGAAATGGAAAGATTTCTTAATTGGTATGGTAAGATTAAAAATGAAAGTGGTGTTGATAATAAATCTTATTGGAAAAGGACAAATGGTCATATTTATAGTATAAAAGAGAGATTGATAAAATTAGACCAAAAAATCAGACAAATATCAGAATAATGAAACATACAGAATTAAAAGAACTTATTAGACAAGTCGTAAAAGAAGAGAGTGACTATCAACAATTGTTTAAGCATATGTTAGATAGAACTGGAAAATCTATTCCTGATATGTCCGATGATGAAAAGGTTAAGTTTTTTCAGGCAGTAGACAAAGCAGCAAAAGCCAAAAATGAAGGTAGATTGACGGGATATAACGAAGCTGAATTAACTGCAGGACAAAAGAAAATTGATGTAGATGGTGATGGTGAGATTGAAGGAAGTGATTTGGCTAAGTTGAGAAATAAAAACGAAGAAAAAAAAAAGTAGATGAGAATCTTATATTGGGTGTAATGACCACAATTGGTTCTATACTCATTGGTAAGATTATCTTTTATTATATTGTAGATTTGGCACAAAAGGGAATGAAATATTTCCAAGGAAAACCGAACTATAAAAAAGAGGTTAAAAGTATTTTAGATTCAATTGCAGATAATAAAAATGTAATTGAAGATATATCTAAAATGATTGACCCTAAAAAAGGAATTGATAATAGTACCGCTGAGGATATTGTTAATATGGGATACATTAAGACACAGATAATTAAATTGGTGGATAGTACAAATGGTGAGTTGGATGAAACTGAATTGAAAAATCAATTAAAGACTATACTTATCAAATCTTGGACACCAATGAGTAATGTGGCAATTGAAAAAGTTAAAAAGGATTTAAAATAATGAATAAAGGATTATTAATAGAAACTCACTTGTTTGAAGCAAAACTTCAACAAGAAGAAAACGGAACTTATTTAGTTAAGGGAATCCTACAAAGAGCAGGTGCTCCAAATCAAAATCATAGAAGATATCCAAAAGAAATCTTAGAAAGAGAGTGTAAGAAATACGAACAACTTATCAAAGAAAGAAGAGCATTGGGTGAATTAGACCATCCAGATTCTCCGGTTATTAACTTAAAGAATGTATCACATAACATTAGAGAAATCTATTGGGAAGGTGATGATGTGTGTGGTGTAGTAGAAATACTTTCGACACCATCTGGAAATATCTTAAAAGAATTATTGAAAAACAATATTCGTTTAGGTATTAGTAGTAGAGGATTGGGTTCAGTAAAAGAACTCAAAGATGGCACTGTAATGGTTCAGGAAGACTTTGAATTAGTTGGATGGGACTTTGTATCAAACCCGTCAACACATGGTGCATTTATGGCTCCTATGAACGAAAGTAAACAATGGGCAAAAGTAGCTGAAGAATGTGGTAAGTGGTGTAAGTCACAAGATTTGATGAGAGAAATTATAATAGAATTAAACTAATATAGACATGGTTAATGAAATGAGTTGGCATCAGTTTTCTACTTTGCCAGGAATGAATAAAGTCTCACAACACGAAGTTGAAAGACAATATAGAATATATTTAAATGAAATTGCAGAACAAAGAATTGCAATCCATTTAATACAAGAAGCAGCTAGGTCACAAGCGGAAGCTATGGCAGTTGCAGCAAGTAATGGTAGTGGTGGGGGTAGAAATATAATCAGAGACCATGGATTACCTTCCGGATGTATCGAATTCGTAAATAACACACATAATGGAACTTATTCAGAACTAACTATTCAAACAACCGGCCCTACCAGTTTTACAATAACATGGGGTGATGGTACAGGGCATAATGATACCGTAGATGGTAGTATAACTATCGACCATACTTACGCAGATGTAAATACAGAATATACTGCTAGATTATGTTTTGATGATATAAGTTTAGTAACCGAATTAGATTTCTTAGGAGACGATTAAAATAAAAATAATATGGGAGCAGGATTAACATCAATAACAGGTTTACAAAACCTAACAAATCTACAAGATTTTAGAGCAGATTGGAGTTTTTTAACATCA